TCTGAATATAAGAATCTTCTGCTTGCCACAAAAAAGCTTGGCTATCTACACCAATACCAACCTCAAAACCATTATTACCTGAAGCCGTAGATGTCAATCGTAAAACACCTTCAAATCCGTTAACGTGCAATGCTCTTTGCGGAGCAGTAGTGCCGATACCCACCGCACTCGTTGACAAAGCAAGAGTAGAATCATTGCCCAATCCGTCAGATAGGTATTTAGCCGTACCGCTTAACGGCCCGTTGTCGGTAACCTTAATAAGGCTATCGTAAGTGTCTTGGGGAGTAGTCCCCGTTAAAGTTGTTCCCATAATTAACTATTCCAAGTTGTTCCTATTGTTTGCCACACCTCTGACCAATTGTTCCAAACATCTTGCTCAAAACTTCCGTACAGGTTCGTAGTCGGGTGACCATAAGACAATGGCTGAACCATACCCCAAGAGATACTATTCGTTGCAGCAGCCTGACCCCAATAGATGTCATTGTTTGCTGCTCCTTGTCCCCAATCGCCTTGTATTCCCATTCTCTCCTAAATAACTTTTGAGCTTGACAATGTTGCTCGGCTTCGGTTTGTAGGTTTGTTTCTTGCTCATAATACCCAAGAGCTGAAGTTTGCGTCCGTGTCAGGGAACACATCAGCATTCGAGTTCAAATAGTATTCAGGAAACGTAGCCTGATTGTAGCTCATATAGGTGATGAAGCGGTCAGTGTAGTATTGAGCCAAGTCACGTGCCTTGTTCACCAAGTAGTCAACCTCCAACTTGTCTGCCGTAGTAGAGTTCTCCGAGTTGTGCTTGAAGACACCTGCGTTGCCAATAGTGTAAGCAGCAAACGGCAAATACTCAACCATCGCCCATTGAATCAGCATAGGCTGAAGGTAGTCATTGACAAGAGCCAAGTAAGGGTTTGCCAACGTACCTGCAATGATGTCATTGCTAATCTTGTCGTAGAGTTTCGTACCCGTGTAGTTTTGGATGTGAATCTCTTGAGCAATCTTAATAAATTGCAGGTATTTGTCAGTGTCCACGTTGCCACCAAGTGCGGTATTCCGTACAAGGTCATTGCGGGTAATCCAAAGTGCCGTTGCCATCTCTTAACTTTTATATCCTCTTGTTGGTGTAGTGATTGGGGCAATAGCAACATTCGGGTCATTCTGCATAGGGCGGAATCCCATACGAATTGCTTGGTTCACGTTGATGATTTCCGTGCCGTTCAAAGCACCACCTCCGTAAATGTTGCCCTCTTTGGTTAGCTTCTTGCGGTAGATTCTACGCTCCCAACGATGGTAGCAGTTTGCTCCGCCTTTGAATAACCAAACGCTATAAGGCTCGCCCTGTGCCTCTGCTCCGCCTCGTGAACTCATCGCTTGGATGTCCTCCATTCGGTACACTCGGTTTGCATTAATCAACGTGCTGCACAAAAGTCGGCTTTTGCCTTTTGCCTCCTTCTTTGTACCAATAGCGTAGAAGTAGCGCACCTTGTAACGTGCCGTGTCTTGCTCGCTGTATTCCTGCGCTGCAAGGTCGGTGCGTGAGTTGAGGTATGCCTCTACATCGTATTCTGCTCCCTCATCTTCAACGAGGTCAGCCGTGAGAAGGTCAAACTCCTGCATCAAGTCCTCCTCGCTTTCGCCAAGCTGCTCAAGGTTCAGCAGCAATTCGGATGCAAGTTCATCACGCAGGAAAGGGCGGCTATCTTGCTTTGCAAGCTTTACACCTGTTTCCTCCTCACGGGTTTCTCCATCCATCGGGGTGACAATCTCCTCCGTGAACTCAAGCGGCTGAAGCGTCTTGAAGTACAAGTTCAGGTTGATGTCGTTGTAGTGAAGGATGGTTTCAAAGCCATCAAGAATCACCTCTTGCTTGGGACGGATGACAATGTTGTCAAGCAACGTAGAAGCCGTTTTAAGCTCATCTGCGTTGTTACCGAGACCTGTGCTATCCTTGATGCCTAAAAGCATCGGAGAAACGATTCTATGAGCCACCATCAGCTTGCTTGTAGCCTCTGCACTCAAGAACTGATATTGGTCAGCAGCATCCGACAACTGAACGGGGTCAATCGTAGCAGCAAGCTCCTTGTTGTCGTTGAACGCCAAGATGAACTTACCTGAATTAGATGAGCCGCTAAACTTGTTTGCAATCTGCATCTCAATCTGCCTGCGCTCCTCCTCACTCGGTACTCCGTTGTTGAAGTTAATCATCATCGAAGGAGCAAGTCCGTTCTGAATGTTGTTGATGTGGTAGTTGGCTATCTCCTCCTCGAGGTTTGCGTAAGGAAGGCCGCCTTGATAGTCAACGGGTGAGTAGTAGTAGAATCCTGCTCGGTAGGGCTTGAGGTACAATACCTCCAAACCTTCACGGCTTGTGCCAAATGCAGGGATGCGTACAGGCGTCTCTTTACGGCTGCGCACCTCAAACCAATCTTTTGCGTAGTAGTAGGCTTTTACCTCACCATCTTCATCGCAGCGTTCTGCACGAAGCGTCTCAACAGGGATATGCTCTACCTTGACAATGGTGTTGTGGTCTTTCGAATAGATGACCTGAATGGCGCATTGGCCCATCATCACGTAGTCAGAAACAACCTTCTTTACGCAGTCCTTTGTGAATAGACCTTTCATCGCTGCGTACTCACTCGGCTTGCGAGCAGAATCCGTAGCGTCAAGACCCTTTCCGTAGGTCAAGTCCATCAACGAGTTGAGGATTGCGTTATTGGTTGGTGACCCGTTGTAGCGGTCAATCAGATACTGAAAGTAGTCGTTGTCCTCTCCATATTCTACCCAATCCTTGCCTTGCACCTCTTTGACAACAGGTGTGGTGTAGGATGACAGGTTTACTACGTGGACTTTAGATGATGATGTACTCATTGTCGTATGTTGTTTCTTCGGTGTAGACTCCTGCGTTCACCGTGAACTTGTCGTATTCCGTTTGTGAAGTTACGAATACTCGGTCTCTATAAATGAGATTTCCTGCGTTAAAAACCTTCAACCCATAGAAGCGGTTGGTCACCAACGAGAAAGTGCCTGTAAGGGTCATAAAACCATTCGCAGAGGCAGCCGTCACCGCAGGGGTTGCAGTTGTGTTTGTTGATTCATCAATCAACTGAATCGTAACGCTCGCAGGAAAGGAGCGTGGGATGATTGTGATTGATTGTGGCGAAGCCGATACTTGAAGAATATGCATCTCAAGTAAATAACCTCACGATGTTAAATTGTTTGAAAAAGAAAAGAGGGCCGAAGCCCTCTCATCCATCCCATCAGTGTAAATATAAGGGGGCTTTCGCCCCCCTCAATCATTTAGGAGTTAGAACCTACTACGATGGTGTCGGTAGCGTTGGTGAGTCCCGCAAACGGGTTGTTCAGAACAGCACCTGCGATGAAGTTGGCAGGAAGTTGCTCCTGTGCCTCCATCGTCAAGGTGTAGCCTGAAAGGTCACCCATAGCAGCACCAGTTACGATGGTACCACCTGTTACCTCTGCTCCGTAGTTTTTACCCATCAAGAAGGCGTTGCCGTTGTAGTCCTCTACAACAACGTAAGGACGACCGTAAGCCAAGAGCTTCAGTTCCTTGTTGTCTTCTTTGGTCAATTTGGTCAAGGTAAGGTTCAACGTCTGCGTGAAGAAGGTAGTACCATTCTCACGGCTTGAGTTGAAGGTTTGCTCAAATGAGCTATTTCCTTTTACCAAGTATTGGTATGCAGAGAATGTACCACTAATGTTGGTCACCTCATCGTTGGTCAGGGTGATAGTACCCAAGTCACCAAAATCTACAAAGTACACGGCATAGATGCCACCTACTACGTCCTTACACGGAACTGCACGTCCTTTTGTTAAATCGCAAGCCATTGTTTTGTTTTAAAATAAAAAAGAGGGCGAGGGCAATGCCCAAGCCCCCTCTTGGTTAATCATTAGACCGATTAAGAGTAGAGAACTACGTCAGAACCGATTCCGTGTTGAACACCTGCGAAGAAGCGCAAGATGACACGGATGTTGTCTGAACCATCAAGGTCAGCCATATCAAGTACACGAACCTCGTTGCGCTCGTTCAACAGGCCAGTTCCGAAGAACAGGTTAGAAGTTTGAGCAGCAACCATACGGTTTGAAGGAAGTCCGTTGACCATAGCAACACGG